AGAGAGTTATTAACGATAACAACATTGAGTTTCCTCCATCAAGTGGCGTTGCCAACTACACAGTTACTCACGCCTTTGTTGCTGACAAAGACTTTGCTTCGGCGGATGTTAACGGCCCGGTGTCCGGATCAGCAAACGTTGCTCTTGACGGGAACGTAGGAACAATAGCTGTTGGGGATGTAGTAACAGGTGCTGGTATTACTGGTCATGTAACAGTTAATACAGTTACATCTCAGAATGCTATTGTGTTAAGTTCATCAGTTACATTGGCAGACAACGTAAAACTAAAGTTTGATGGTTCTAATATGTTGTTTGTCGGACAGCTAGACGCTTCTAAGTTAATTGCTTCCGGTGATATCTTCCGTATCAATGCAAGTAACCTTAGCATCGAGTTGAAGTAAAAAGGTACTATACTACAAAATGGCGCTAACGATCAAAGACCGTGTAAAAGAAACTACAGCAACCACAGGAACTGGCACATATACTCTTGCTGGTGCTGTGGGTAGTTTTGATAGCTTTGCTGAAATAGGTGATGGAAACACCACTTATTATGCTTGCTCAGATGGTACGGCCTTTGAGGTTGGTATTGGCACATATACCTTGTCTGGAACAACACTGGCTAGGACTACAATCTTAGAAAGCAGTAGCACAAAGATTACAGCAGACGTTAACGGCGCTGTGAGCGCCTCTACAGCCGTTACAGTGGATAACGTGCAAGGAGGTACTCTAACAGTGGGACAGCGCGTCAGAGGCTCTGGAATCTCCGGCGTTGTGACTATTGCTACAGTTAACAGCCAGACAAGTATTGTGTTGAGTACAGCGGTTACGATGTCTGACAACACCGCTCTTACGATTGGTGATGAGAAAATAAACTGGACATCAGGAACCCGTACAATATTTTGCACCATGCCTTCAGAGAAAATGATTTTTAATGATGCTTCTGACGTTCCGGTAAATTTAACTGAGCAAGATCCAAACGCATTGGCGTTTGCAATTGCATTGGGGTAAGAAATGGCAAACTCGTTTAAGACATTTACAGATACGGGAGTGGGAACGAGTAATGCTGATGTGTATACTTGCCCCGCCTCAACAGAGACAACTATCATTGGCCTCAACGTAGCCAACATACTTGCTGTTTCAGTTACCGTTTCTGTTCAATTGATTAATAGTGACGGTGACGATGTCCACATTGTAAAAGATGCAATTGTGCCTGTTGGATCGTCACTGGTGGCTGTTGGCGGCGATCAGAAGATTGTGATGAACGCCTCAGATATTCTTCGTGTAACTGCAAGTCAAGCATCTGCCGCTGACGTTACTGTGTCTGTACTGGAGATTACATAATGGCTTTAAGTGTTATTGGCAGAAATCAAATAGCACTAAACGTTAACTCGTTAGAGTGGCAGTCTTTAAAAAGCGCATCTTTTACCGCTTCTGCGGGAGAGGCGTATCCCATTGACACTACATCAGGGGCTGTAACGGTAACGCTTCCTGCGTCACCTTCGGAAGGTCATACTGTTCAAGTTCTTGATGTTGCGGCTACTGCCGATACTAATTTTATTACCCTCGCCAGAAACGGGAATAATATTAATGGATCTGCTAGTAACTATGCGCTTGGAAAAGAGCGCGGTGTTGTGAGTGTTGTTTATTCAGGATCATCGCAGGGATGGTTTGTTTCATCAACAGCAGGGACAGGCTCTACTTCTATAGGAAAAATTCTTGCAGTTGACGCATTAATTATAGCTGGTGGCGGTTCTGGTGCGTCTGGCTTTGGTAATGGTAACGGATCTGGTGGCGGCGGTGCAGGGGGTCTTCTTTACGTTGCTTCAAAGCAAGTTATTGAAGGTTACAGCTATACAGTAACTGTTGGTGCTGGCGGCGCACAACAAACAGCGAACAGAGGAAACAACGGCGGCGGTCAAGTTGGTAATGATGGCAATAATTCTGTTTTTGACGGAAGCACCGCAATAGGCGGCGGTGGTGGTGGCTCCCCAAGCACAGGCGGTCACACGGGCCGAGATGGTGGCTCTGGCGGCGGCGGCGGCTCTGGTAACGGAGCGGCTGGCGGGTCAGGGACAAGCGGTCAAGGAAACAACGGCGGCGCGGCCTCTACTGGCAGTATTTATCGCGGCGGTGGCGGAGGTGGTGCTGGTGCAGTTGGTACTGCGGGTTCGTCAACTCCAAACGGTGGTGCTGGCCTCAATACATACTCTGCCTTTACTACAGCAACATCAACAGGCTCAGGTGGATATTACGCTGGCGGTGGTGGCGGTGGTGACTACACAGGTAACAACACATCTGGCTCTGGTGGCGCTGGTGGTGGCGGGTCAGGTGCCGGAGGAACAAATAGTGGTGGTGCCGCAACAGCAAACACAGGCGGCGGCGGCGGCGGGGGAGGATCTCCTGTCACAGGAAACACTGGTGGATCTGGCGGCGCTGGAGGTAGCGGCATAGTAATTATTAGATACTTAGGAAGCCAAACCGCTTCAGGCGGCACGGTAGTTGAGTCTGGCGGTTACGCTTACCACACATTCTTATCTTCAGGGACTTATATAGCATAATGGCATATGTAGGACAAAAACCAGCGACCACGCTCACAATGCCCACCAGCCAGTATTTTAGTGGCAATGGGTCTGCGACTGCGTTTACGCTAAACAAGGGCGTGACTGTAAGCGAAGAGCTAGAGGTATTTGTTGATAATGTTCAGCAGGAGCCGGGTTCTGGCAAGTCGTATACTGCGACAGGCACAACCCTAACATTTGATGCCGCGCCCTCATCAGGAACTAACAACGTGTATGTTGTCTACAGGGGTTTGTCTCAGTTTAACGCACGAATGGAAGATAACACTAAAGCAACACCCGGAAAGGCCATAGCTCTAGCAATGGTATTTGGAGGATAATATGGCGGCACCAAACATAGTAAATGTAGCAACAATCACTGCAAAAACAGTAGGCGCGGCTTTGACCACAACGCTAACTACCGACATCCTTGCTAATGCGGCATCGTCTGGGAAGGTGTTTAAGATCAACACAATTCTTGTGTCAAATGTTGATGGCACTAATAGCGCAGATGTAACTGTTGATTACTACAACGGTTCTACTGGCTTTAAGATTGCAAACACCATTGCTGTTCCAGCAGATACCATGCTCGTTTTGACGGATAAAAGCACCTCAATTTATCTTGAAGAAGGGACAAAAATTAGAGGAGGCGCATCTGCGGCTAGCGATCTTGAGATTCTTATTAGCTATGAGGAGATTAGCTAATGCCTCGTTTAGTTAGCGGTGCAACTGCTTGTTCAGGATTATCTAAAGTTACACCGTCTTGTCAGGCGCGAGGAAGGGCTTCGTCCACATCTTTAACAGCGGCGGCATCTGAATTTGATTATTTTACTGGCTGGACTACAACAGACTTTAATCACGGCGCTCTTCTTAATTCTGGAGGTTATTGTGAAATTCCAAGTGGGTTCGGGGGCAAATATTTTATGACCTTTCAAACCAACAGCACCACCACCACCAACTACAACACTGCTTGGATTTATCATTACGATGGAAGCACCTATACGCAAATTCAAAGAGATTATGCCTATAACGATTATTCCAATTACACAGTAGGTGGCCCGTACATTTTTCATTTTGATGCGGGGGATCGATTATATTTTGGCTTTGATGATCGGTATGGGGTTCCATCAGGATCAGACCATTATAGCCGCATGAGTATGCGCTTTCTTGAGAATTAAGGAAATAAGATGCCTATAAGTCAAATAGTAGCAAGCAGTATAGCCTCTGGAGCGATTCCTGACAGCACCGCTAGCGGAACAGTAGTGCCTTGGGGAGGTTCTTCTGCGCCTACGGGCTGGCTAGATTGTGACGGATCTGCTGTTTCTCGTTCAACATACGCAGATTTGTTTACAGCTATTGGCGTAACCTACGGTGCTGGAGATGGCTCAAGCACATTTAATTTACCTGATATTCGTGGAAGAACTGTTTGTGGTAAAGACAACATGGGAGGCACAGCCGCTAACAGGCTAACATCAGGAGTTACTGTTGATGGTGCAACATTAGGAGCTAATGGCGGGTCAGAGACACACACACTTTCTGTATCCGAAATGCCTGCTCATGGACACAACATAAGAGGTGGTAGCGGAAGCATCCCTGATTGGTTTGGGGGGTCAGGCGCGGCTTACGGCATGTTGCAATCAGGCGGTAGTTCGTATGGGAATTACATACAAAATCAAGGTGGCGGCGCGGCACACGACAATGTACAGCCAAGTATTATCTTAAACTATATTATTAAAACGTAGGCATAAAATATAATGGCATATATAGGCATTGACCCAAATATAGGTGACATTACCTTCCAGAACTTTACAGGCAATGGAAGCGCCACAGCCTTTACACTAGCGCAGTCTGTTGTGAGCGGTGAAGCTCTTATCGTGACTATTGGTAACGTAGTGCAAGAGCCGGGTTCATCTGCCGCGTATACAGCCCACGGCAATACCCTGACATTCTCTGCCGCGCCAGCTAACGGGGATGTAATTACCGTGCGCTTCTTTGGTCGCGCCGTTGATCAGCCAACCAGCTATGCGATGGGTTTGTTTAAGTACACTGCCACGGCTAGTCAAACTGCGTTTACAGGGGCAGATGCTAACGGTGCGGTACTAGCCTTCTCTGGTAACGATGTGGATGTATATTTAAACGGTGTACACCTCGACAGCACTGATTTTACCCCCAGTAACGGAAATACCATTACACTGGCATCTGCGGCGGCACTCAATGACGAGCTTGTTATCCGCGCCTATCGTGCGTTTACAGTTACTGATACAGTGAGTAAGGCTTCTGGAGGTACATTTGCGGGGGAGATAACCGCTCCGTCATTTCAGACCACTAATAGCACGGTTGATACAGCGGCGTTCCGCACGAATGATCAGACTGTAAACCAGAACACTACCATTGGCTCAACCAAGAAT